AGTTTGCGTCTCATCTGGCAGGTTTTGCATAGGGGGGGGTCGTCGGCCAGCAACCTTAGCGGCCGTGCTGGATTTCCGGCGACGAGATCACCTGCGGCAACGTCGTGTGTGACGACGCTGCCGGCTCCGATGACCGCGTGTTGGCCGATGGTCAGGCCGGCGAGCATTCCCGCGTTGAATCCGATCGAGGCTCCGCGGCAGATGCGCGAGCGCACAAATCAGCGAGGAACGCCATGCGAACGTCAGGCTTCAGCGCGGTAAGGTGCGCGATGAAGTCGCCGCGTTGCCAGCAGTCTCGAAGGTGGGGGTGCGAATTGGCGATGCGATGCGGCAGTGTCATGCCGATTAGCTCTCCGGCTTTCTCGATCTCGATCAGCGCGCCATTTTCCCACCACTTTTGATCGGTTTTACGTCGAGACTGCCAGGCTTCAAGAAACTCGATTGACTGCTCGCAGCGACGCACAAAAAAGACACCGCTGTTAAGTCCATTTATGTTGTCCTTGAAAAACAACGCTGGAGTGACTCCGTCCCAGAAGTCTTCGAGCCGCTGGTCGTGCCGCATGAAAACCGCGTCGCTATCGATCCACATTACGAACTCGGCTTCGTCCAGCGTCTCCGAAACGGCTTCGAGCTTCGCCCACGCCGCAGAACCTGGCGACTGCTCTGCGAGCTGGCGATGTTTGTATTTGTATCCATGCCGTTCGCAGTAGACGGCGTGATTGTGCGCGGTCATCTCACGCCACGGCAAATTGTCCGTTGCGGCGCTGACCACTGCGATTTGAGACGGTGCGATGTCGCCGATCGGCTTGCGGAAATACCACGTCGGCCACTCTTCGAGCGTGTAGCCGACGACACGACCGACGCGCTTCGCGAAATCATCGACGGCCGACTTCACACCGAACAGCACGCCTCGATTTAAGTCGTCGCCGTACAGCCAGCAGTCGCGGTAGTCATGGCCGGCGAGCACTCCGCCGGGCAGCAATCGTTGCCAAAAAAATTCCATCTCGCGCGTCACGTGCGCGTATGTGTGATCGCTGTCGAGATAGACCGCGTCGAAATCGATTGGCGGGTCGAGCTTCAGCACGTCGCCGCGGTGAATCCGGAGACGCTCATCCTCACGCGCGAGCGCCTGCACTTCGCGAAACGCTTGGTCGAAGTCCATCGGCCAATCGTTCAAGAGAGTGTATTCCGGCCGCCGTTCCCAAAAGTCAAAGGCGTGCCACGCGCGGCCCTGCCACTGCGACAACACCTTCCGAGCGAACTCACCACGAAAGACACCGATCTCGGCCGCTTCGCCGACCAAGCCCAGCTCGTTGAGCCACGCGCCGAACGTATCGCGAGTTCGCAGCTCAGCCATCGAGTTCCGCCTTTCGACTCAAGACCACCTGATAGCCATCGTGCAGCATCTCGAAGCCGTTCGCGAGCGCCCACGGAATCGCCTGTCCGCCCTTGCCGGTCCACTGCCGCCCGTCGAACGGACTATCGTCAATGATGACGATGCCGGCCGAGTGCAGTTGCGGCAGGGCGGCTTGCAGTTCGATCAGGCAGTTCTCTTGATGGTTCGGCTCGGTCGTGTCGAGCGAGTCGAGATACAGAACGTGAATCGTTTCGTTGTTCGCGCGCAGCCAGTCGTCGCCGCGTGAAACATGCACGGCGACGGTCTCGCCGAAACAGCGAGTCCGGTCGTGAGCGAAGCGGCAGTTCCCATCATTGAGATCGACTGAGTGCAGCCGGCCGCCGAGGCGAGATAGGAATGCCCCGAACAGGTAGGTCGAGTAACCCGCGCCGCCCCAATCTTCGCTTGCTCGAATGCAGCCGGTTTCGACGAACGTCGGCGACTCGAACCGCCGCAGAGTTTCGCGAAACACAAGATCAAAACTCACGTCACGATCGACGAGCTTGGAGAGCCATCCGCCGTGATCGTTGCGAGTCCACGCGACGAACTGCTGAAGCTGCACGTCCGCCGCGATCGGGGCATCGACGAGATACTTCGCCGGCCCCAGCATTCTCGCCACCAACTCCGAGCAGCGGTACGAGTCCAGATCATCGTCGCCAGCTTCGACGATCTGCCAGCCGATGCGCTTTTGCAGGTTCCAATCACGCCGCCGGCCGATCGTCACGCAGAGTAGTTCCGGATCTGGTATCGCGTAGGTCGTCGCGTAATGTCCTTCTCGAAAAAGACCGACACGCTTGGCACGAACCAACTGCGCGGCGTGAAGAGGTCCAGAATCGACACCGACGACGATGTCGCACAGCGACGCCAAAATCAGAAGCTGCTGAATCGACACATGGCCGAAAAGATCGCTGGCATGAATAACGTGGCGAGATGCCACGCGCGGAGAACGATTGTCCCAATCGAGGACGATGATCGTCCCGCCTGTTCGATGCACGACGTCACCGTAAAACTCAAAATGAAATTCCTGACTGACGTTTTTGCGACCCGGATCGGTGTTCCCCATGCCATGAAAACAAATCCACGGCTTCGGGAATGGAGCGAGCGCAGACCGCGTGTTCTCGACCGTCTGCACATCGAGCTTCTCGCGCAGATCGACGGGGTTCGCGACGAGCGCGGTCCACGCCGCCTCGCGTGAATCAAAGATCGGAGGCAGCGGCGCGTGCTCCAGATTGCAGCCGACTTTGTTGCCGGCCCAATCTTGCGATCGGTCGTGCTCCAAGTTCCAGCGCGTGCCGATGAAAGCTTCCGGCCAAGAGTGATGAGCACCGCGATCGACCAGCTTCACGCCAGCCGCCTCAAACAGCCAACGCTTGTCTTCGGTGACTTGCACCGCCAGCTCGCAGCCGGCCGCTTCGTAGGTTTTTGCGATCCGCACGAAGTTCGCCGAGTCTCCGAGGCCGTGCGGAAATCTGACTGCCACGCGACGCGGTTCACCGAATAGATGCCGCTTTCCTTGCACGATCGCAATACTCTTTGCGATACGTTTTAGATTCGCGCCGAATTTCCAGGCGAGTTCTGCGTGCCGCGGTGACTCCAGGCAGATCTGTTCAATATCCGTGAACAGTCCAAGCCAAGCCGGCCCGGTCGAACTGCATACGAGCAGCGAGCACTCGGCGACACAATCCGCGAAAGCTTCGACAGTCGCGGGAAATGTTCGGTCGATTTGTCCCGTGCAGACGAGCTTGCCGAGCAATCGCTCGACATGTCCGTCAGTGTCTCGCGGACTGCGTGAAGCGCCGAACAAACTGATCGCGTATCCGGCCGCCTTCAAATCCGCGGCGGTCTGCAACCAGTAGTTTTCGTCGAAGTAGCCGTTCCCTTGCGTGAACTCGACCGGTGCAATCATCACGCGCTTCGCGTGCGGCGAGCAGTTCCACAGCAGAGGGAAGCCCACCGCTTCGCCGGGGGCGAGTTCGTTTCCCATTTCGACGGCGGCATTGTCGAAGATCGTCGGCTGCAAAAGACCTAACCGCTTCGACTCTTCATCAGGTGCGATCGTCAGCGCGGCCGCACGCTCAGGCCGCACGTTCACGCGGCCGGGAAAGACATAGTTCCAGATCGCCTTCACGTTGAGGCAGTCGTCGGGATCAGGCGGCACCACAAACGGCTCGAAGCCGTCGCGCTGCGCGAGATGCCACAGTGTGCCCGCCCAAATTGCATGATTGCCGACAGCCGCACACTGAAGAGATCTATGATCGAATCGATAAACTCGCGCTTCCTTGTTCATCGCATCCTTTCAATTGCTGCTACCACGTCGGCCGGCGTGATCCTTGTCATGCACTCGCCGACCGGTCTTTGCAGGCCGAACACCGGCCGCTCGCAGAGCGACTGATTTTTCGAGTCTCCGTCGCTGAGCGGCACGACGCGCGACTTCCAGCAGCCGCCGAGTCGGCAACACGGTAGCTGATAGGTTCCGACTGTGTGGAGAGTGGTTTGCAGAGGGTACGTCGTCCACGTCACGGGCTCGCGTCCGCCGAGCAAACAGAGATAAGGCTTTTCCCACGCCGCGCAGAGATGTTGCAGCAGCGTCACGCCGCCCAAGCCGCCGCGAGCGTGCCAGGCCAGACGGATCAACTGCCGCAAGTCGGTCTTGCCGCGCAGGTCGATCACGCCGCTTAAGTCGGGGTGAAAATGCGACGGAGAGCACTCGCCGATCTGCACCCACAGAATCCGGCCGCGAGTCCGATCGACGACCTCTTGAAAAGATTCGACCGGCCACTGCTTTGCCGGGTAATCAGACTTCGTGCCGGCGTTGAGCAGCCAAAACGGAACGTCGCGGCCGTTCGTGTGATGCTGCCGCACCTGGTTGATCCACGTTTTTTCCTCGCTGCTCAAATACAGGTGCGGACGGTTCGTCGTCAGCGACAGCGGCCGGCCGATCTGCTCGGCGAGGTGCGACGTGTAGCCGGCGAGGAATGGCACCGCTCGATGATTCGAGTGATTGACCGACGGATAGCGGCATTCGATCCGCGTCGCGTCGCGGTCATCGTCGGCGATTGGCGTCAGATGCGGGTTGTGCTCCCAGACTGCTCCGCACGTGGTCCTCGTGTCGGTGAGGAACTCGCCCGGATAAGTCTTGTGAAGCGACTCCACAGCCGCCGTCAGCGTCAGGATGTCGCCGGGACACAGCGACGAGCACAGCAGCAGCTTGATCGGTTTCGATTTTGCCATCCGTGGCTTCCCCGCCGCGACGCTACGCACGCGCTCCGACGCTCAGCTCGCGATTCACGAACTCGAACACCTTCGGCAGATCGGCCAGCGGAAAACCCTTGGACGTTTGCGAGTGCCACACGCGACTGTCCGCGACGTGCGCGACAACGACGAGATATCGGCCTGACTTCAGCGCGTTCGCGAGATTCTCGTTCAGAACCGTTTCGGCCGTGACCTTCTCGACCGCTCCGATCGGAGGCTTCGACGGCTTCTTGCGACTGATGACTTTCTTTACCATCTTCCGTCCGGACATTTTTCTGACTCCCAAGCCAGTTTGTTGAGGAACTCATTCTTCCCCGTGCAGTCGCAGCCGCACTTTGTGCAGTGCGTTTTATCGAAGAACGGGCAGCCTTCACAGATCGAGACGAGCTTCGCGATCTCGGATTGCTTGCGACGTTTGAACCCGTTGGCCGCGTGCTTGGTGACCGCCTTGGCGAAGTTCCAGACGCGAGTCGTCAGCGGCGGAAGTTCCGGCTGCGGCGAGCTGGTTTCTTGATTCTGTGCCGCCGCTCGCGTCTGCGGTGAATCGATCACGACCACTTCAGCCGACAACGGCAGCGGCTCGAAACCCCACGAGCGGCGGTACTGATTCACCTTCTCGCGCGGCAAGCCAGACTCACCACGGCAGATGTCGCGTTTGCGGCCGACGAGCTGATCGCATTCCGACAGGTTCATTCCGTGATCTCGAACTCGAACAGATCTTCGATCGGATCGGAGCAGCCACACAGCCCGATCGTCGAAAATGCACCGGTGATCGACAGCGGCGAACAGTTCGCCGTGAAGGTATTCGACTGACCGTTGACCGAATACGTGCCTGCCGCGCCCTCGTCGAAGTCGCATTCAATCGCAAACGTCTGTCCGCAAATTGTCCCTTCGTACCTGGGCGGCGACGTTGCCACACGATTCAGCGTGATGCTCGCCGGATATCCCGCGCACGGACTGGTGATCGTCATGTAAAGCGTGTCCGGAGTGCAGGGACACGGGCAGTTAACGCAGCCGCTCGACGAACTTGACAGGTTTTCGGAGCTTTGCGACGAACTGCTGCTCGACGAACAATCGCAACAAACTTCGACATACGTCGGACCAGGAGCACCACTGCCAGATGGCGGGCCGGGAATTGAGCCTCCGTTGCAGTGATCTTCGAGTAGTTCCCAATCCGTTGCAAATTCGCCCCAGTAGTAAATGACATAACCGCAGCCGCAGGCGCTCGACGAACTGCTCGATTGCGAGGAACTCGTTGACGACGACACCGAGGACGAACTCGACGACGACGAACTGCTGCTCGACGAGGAGGAAGAGCTTGACGACGACGAGCTGCTCGACGAACTGCTGCTCGATGAACAGCAGCAATCACCGCTCGAACTGCTTTCGAGTGAGCTGCTCACGTCAGCACTTCCTCACGTTGACCATCGTTTTCGTGATCGTGCAGGCGCTCGCGTTGAAAGTCACATCTTTCACGACTTCGACGCATTCGCCATCGCTCGACGGCGTGCTCGACGGATCGCTCGACGGCTGACTCGAATCGCTCGACGTGCTCGACTCGCTCGACGCCGAGCTGTCACTCGATTGCGACGAACTGACCGACGGCGACGAATCAGAACTCGGACTTGACGCACTCGACTCGCTAGATGGCGACGACGACGGCGAAGACGAAGGACTCGACGAAGAACTGCTCACCGAGGACGACGACGAGGACGACACCGACGACGATTGACTCGACGAGGACGACGAACAACAGCCACCACTCCGTCGCAACGCACGCCAGACGCCGCCGAGCCATCCGCAGATCACGCGGCAACCGCTTCGCGGAGCGTGCAGCGGATCACTCAGCTCGGAGTTCAGATCGCAGTCGCCATAGACCTCGACCTCTTGCGAAGTCGCCGAGATCGTGCCGCTCGACCGCTTCATCAAATAGCCCGTCGCCGAAATCAAATCGCTCGACGGCAAATCCTCCGTGAGCAGGACTTCGATCAGACCTTGCCGGCTGAGACCGCGATTCACGCCACGGCGCGGCGGCTGATTTTGATTGCGCCGCCGATTCGCCCGCACAGCGTCAGTGATGTCGCCGACCGCTTCTTTCGTGAGTGTGAATCCGACGACCGCCATTCGTGACTCCGTAATCCGGCAGCTCGTTCGAGACTTCCGTTCGAGACTTCCGAAGTCTCAAAGACTTCGGAAGTCTTTTCGCACGATGTGACCTTAAACGAGCAGCGCGACCAGCGACGACCAACTTGTCGGGAGATATCGCTCGAAGGTCAAGATGACTGCCGACGCTGCCGAAGGATTCGCCAGCACGCCGCCGCTGCCATCGAGCGGCACCGGCTGTTGTGGTTCGCTGCCGTCGGCGTTGACGATTGCCACACGATCGGAGCCGCTTTTCTGCCGCCAGCCGGCATCCAGCACGTTCGCGTCCCAGCCGTTGTCATCGACTTCGATCGTGCCGCTGACCGTGTAGTAGGTCGTTCCGTTTCGCTCGTGCGGTCCCGTGATTTCCGGCTCGCGAAACTTGGCCTTCGACGCGCCGACGCTGATCGCTCCGCCCCAGATCGTGAAACCGGCAAGGTTCAACGAATTCTGCAACGAGAACACCCACGCCGGAGGCGTCGCCGTGTTCTTCGTGAACGTGATCAGTCCACGAGCGCGATCCTTCTCAATCGGCGGATCAATGAACGGATCGCCGGCCGAGTTCAACACCGGATCGCCATTCGCATCGACGACCATCACCTCGGAGAAAAGTTGCCCGCTGACCTTCAACTCGGCCGGTTCGTTGAGCGGGTTTTCGTCGTCGTTCGAGTATTCGATCTCGCAGAGCCAAATGAGCATCTCGTGCTCTTGCGTCGGCCGATAACTTTTTGGGTAGGCCGTTGCGTCACCTGGAAAGGAATCGCTCGGCGTGAAGCCCGACGTTGCCGACACTGCCGCGACCACTGTCGCCCCGTTGTCGTCAGGATCGTTGCAATAGACGCGACAGACGCGCCGCCACCGCGTCGAGCCGTCGTTTCGCGCCTCGCCGTCTCGCGACTTCGCAATCTCTTTGATCTGAATGACAGCCATCCTTGGCTCCCAGTTCGTAGTTCCGCCTTGAGGCGGCTGCATCCCTCACCGCCTAAAGGCGGAACTACGAACTACCGCACGCCCACCGCTGCAACTTCAGCGTTCTCGATGTTGCGATTCAGCCGAGCCGCTTCATCTGCCGCACGCTTGGCCTCGTCGTACTGCTTTTTGGAGATCTGATACTGTCGATCCGCCTGCTGATTGCCGGCCGCTGCAAACAACGTCTTGAAGAACTCACCCGATCCAGCCGTGATCGCACCCGCGCCACGCTGACCGATTCGTCGCTCGCGATCTCGAAAGCGGCTCTGATCCTCCCACTCTTTTTTCTGCTGAGCCGCAACAGCCGCGTCGTTTCCGCTGACGTAGTTCGGGTCGTTCGGATCAGCAGAACTGCCGTCGAAAAAGAACGTGCCGCCGTTTCCCTTCTTGAGCTTCGGACCTTTCTCGAACTCCCGCTTTGTTGCAGCCAGAGCCTTTGAAAGTTCCGCAAGCTGATCCGCCGACTCTTTCAGGTTCTCGTTCCAAGTCGTCACCGACACTTGATTGAACTGGCCGCCCGCAAACGCTGTGCGCGACTGCTGAGCCTGAAACTCTTTTTGCGTCTTGTCCCAACCCTTCATTTCCAGTGCCGTGTCGCCGCTTTCGACATCGCCGAGAACGCTCGTGCGGAAGCCGTGGACCTGATCAATCAGCGTCTGTAGCCAGCCTTTGACGTTCAGCTTCTCAAGAAACAGCGTTGCGATGCCGCCGAGCGTCAGGCCGATCTCATCTTTGAACGTGCTCCACAGTCCGGTGAGCGTCGTCGATTGTGTCGCTGCCATATCGTGGAAGCGTCCGCCAGCAGACGTGGCATCGACGAACGCTTGCCGCACTTCATCGAACGAAATTTTCCCGTCCTCCATGCGTTTCTTTAGCTCGGCCATTGTCTCGCCCGTGCGACGGCTGATCTCTTGCAGCGGGTTGAAGCCGGCGTTGATCAACTGCAACAAGTCCTGACCCATCAGCCGGCCGGTCGAAGCGATCTGACCGTAAGCCAGGCTGATGCGACCGAGCTTCTCTTCGCTCCCCATCGCGACATCACCGAGCATCATCAGATCGGGAATCACGCTTTTCGCGTTCACGCCGAAGTTGAGCAGCATCTGCGCCGCGTCGCGGACTCCGCCTTGTGAGTACGGCGTTTTCGAGGCGTACTGCGTGAGACCGCCGAGCATCGACTTCGCCGCATCCGCGCTGCCGAGCAACGTCGTGAACGACGCTTGAGCCATCTCGCTTTGAGCGGCCACTTCCACGCCCCACTTCGCCGCCGCCATCACCGACAGGCCGGCCGTCGCCGCCGCCGCGAATCCGAGCAGCTTGCCGCCGACCGCCGAAGCGACCGAACCCAACCCACCAACCTCTTGACGGACCTGCTGCGCCCCGCTCGAAAACTGAGCGTGATTCATTCGCAGCCCGATCACGATGTCGCCAAGAGTCGCCATAGGTTTCCTGAAACGACTTCCGAAGTCTCAAAGACTTCGGAAGTCTGCTCGTCAAATCACACCCCAAACGCCATTCGGAAGAAATCAAACGTCTCTTCCGCCGTCATCACGTCTTGTTCTCGAATCACCTCGTCGCCGCCGTCGAATCCCCACGCTCGCAGAACTTCATCCACGTCGCACGGTTCGCCGCCGAACGCCGTGATCGCACTCAGCACCGTGGCCATTTGCTCGGCCGGCTTGATCGTGCCGAACGGCCGCAATCTCGCGAACGCTTGCCACTCGGCGAACTGTTCCGGAGTCAGCTCGTCGAGCATCCGATCCACATCGAGCCGCCCGACCGACTGCGCTAGCTCGAAGGCGAACAGACGGCTCGGACGGCCTCGGAGTTTTTTAAGAGTCGCTCCAAATCGCCTCGGTCAAACCCGACGTGCGAATTGACCTGCCGATGAATGATCTCGATCACCTTGGAATCGAGCCCACGCACGCGATCGAGATCCGCATCCGTGAACAACGGCGAGCCTTTTTCATCGCAGACGCAAGCGATCACGAGCCGCGCCTTGGCCGTCTTCAGCCGCTCATCATCGACCTTGTCGAGTTCGTCGGTCAGAACCGACGCCTCGAAGTCGTCTTTTTCGCGAGCGGTCATCGACCGCATGAACGCTCGAATCTTCCATTGATCGAGACCGGCAATTGGCTCAATTCGCCGAGTCGCCGCTGCCGTGAAAAAGTCCGTCGCACTCGATCCCATGCTTTTGCCCTTGTCAGTGGTCAGTTGCCAGACTTCCGAAGTCTCAAACACTTCGGAAGTCTGGTCGTCTGGTCGAAGTCTGCTCGTCAAATCACGCTCCCGGCCCGACCGCTTCCATCTTCGCGCGTTTCTTCGCTCGGTCGGCCTTGAACTCTTTGACCTGCTCATCGGTCGCATCCAACGCCGCGATGCCAGTCGCTTGAGCGACTTCCAATCGCTCGGCCCGCACCTTCAGACGGTCGAGCTTCGCGAGCTTGTTGGCACACACACGGTCGATGCACTCTTGATCGACCGGCTCAGCGATCCCCATTTCCACCAGCCGCCAGGCTTCCGGGTGATCGATAACGGTCCCGATCGTGCCAACCACGCGACTCCGCCGGCGAAACTCTTCGCCGTTGATCTTGCCCGACAGTTGCAGATGGATCAGATTTTTGAAGTCGTCGATCGACTTGATGTCCGGATGCGTGATCTCACGCTCAACAATCAATTTCGCTTTCATTTCGGCTTCCTTGCCTCGTAGGGTGGGTCCACCATCGGGCGACCCACCATTCTGGTTACGTTTGTCCTTCGTGGTGGGTCGCCCGTTGGTTGACCCACACTACGGCTACACCGTCAGCACCGGCGAGCCGTCGATCGATGCCTTGAACTTGCCCTTCAGCCCGTCGTTCATTTTCACGATCGGCTTGAACTCCGCTCCGGCCGTCACGAAGTCGATCTCGGACGCTCCCGTGTTCACGAAGACGACCTGACAAGTCCCTTTCGCCGGAGTCGTCACCAACGCCAGCAACGCGGCGTGATTGGCCAAGTCCGGATCCCAGAAGACTTCCGCGTCGAGATCGTCGCCGGCCACGTAGCCGGTCAAATCCCGTTCCTCGCCGACGCCCGATTGATCAAGCGTCATGGCCTCGAAGTCCGAAGACTTCCAGCCTGGCGGACTCAGATCGACGCACTGCGCGATCGTGGTCATCACCGAGGAAATGCTGAGCTGAAACAGAGTCCCTTTGGATTTTGCACGTGCCATGATTCCTCCTTGGTTCGTAGTTCCGCCTTCAGGCGGTCCTGTCGTCGTTTCCTCAATGCACCGCCTGAAGGCGGGACTACAAACTCGTCACATCCTCACGCCAGCCAACGCGCGCCCGGATCACGCGCGGCCGATCCGTGTTCCCGTGCCCGATGTCCTCTTCCGGGTCGTCGAACTCAGCCAAAACATCGACTTGCTCAATTGTCACCGTCGCCGCGCCGCCGGTCTCCGGATTCGTCACGCTGACCGTGCCGCCGTTGCGAATGCCGTGCAGCACTTGCCGAGCGACCTTCGCCAACACCTGAGCCTCTTCCTTCAGCAGCGCGTGAGCGACAAACTCAAAATGAGGAAATTGCAAATCGCATTCGGTGCCGTCGAGTTCCTGATTTCGCCGCGCGTCCGCCTGAAACGGCCGCTCGATCGTCAGCGCCGGCAGATCGTCCACATCGACGAAGTGCCGCTCGCCAACGAGCACGCGCGTCCCGACAATCGCCGTGATCGCGGTCTTCGACAGGAACTTCGTTTGCAACGCCTGCTCAATCATGTCACCCCGATCGAAGACTTCCGTTCCGAAGACTCGTTCCAAAGACTTCCGAAGTCTTCAAGACTTCGGAAGTCTGTCAGCGGAAGTCTGTCCGTCTCATGTTTCCTATTTCGCCAACTGCTGGACTTCGCGTTCCATTTCGTTTCGAGTCAACGTGTCGATCTGCCGGGTTGAATTCGACAGGCTGCGGAATGACGGTTCGAGCGGAACCAACCGGCCGGCGCGTTGGACTTTCTTGCCAGTCGCTTTGCGAGTGTTTCCCGATTTGCGGCTGCCGGTTGAACGCTCATCCGTGCCCAATCCAAACCAGTGCGCGTTATTTGACGAGATGCCGACACCTTCCTTGGATTTCCGCTGCGAATTGGCTTTTCTTCCCACCGAGAATCCTGCCTTCGCAGTCATCTCGGTTTTGCTTTGCTTTTTGACCTTGCTTCCAACGGTCAGAGCCATCGCCTGCGCAACCGAGCGATGTCCCATCCGTTTGGAACGTGCGCTTTGCGGATAAGTCGAGTTCCTCCGCGTCATATTCCGTTCTTCGGTCTCCACCAATTTCATCTGCGCTTTCAGTGCCTTGGTGACGACTCGCGAAACGCCGGCCTTCGACAGTTCTTCCAGCCGATCCATGATCGGATCGATGTTGTGAGCGATCTGATACTTGGCCTTGAACTTCAAGGCCGGAATCCTCCGAGCCTTGAACTTCACCGCCGACCACTCCGCCCGTGACACCGCAGACATCAGTACCTCGTCAACATCTCGATCTCGCGGCGGTCCTCTTCGTGAGGAAACGCCGCGAGAATCGACAGTTTCAAACTTCCCCAAGAAATTCGCATCTCGCTGGTGATAGCTTCCGTTTCGCTGCTCCGAATCACCTGAATTCTGTGAGAGACATCCGCATCGACCACGCCGGCCCGAGTAAACTCCTTTGTTCCGCGGGGAATAATCCGAGCGAAACATTGAAAGTGCGTTTCCCAGTTGTCGTCATCCTCCAGATCGACCTCTTGCAACGTGTTGAGCGTTGGCGAGGCGACGATTTTTTGAATCGTGATTCGTTCGGAGTAGTTGGAAAGTTTCATCGTTCGTAGTTCCGCCTTCAGGCGGTCCTGTTGTCGTGCGCTCAATGCACCGCCTGAAGGCGGAACTACGAACAAACCTCCGCGATTCGGTCGTCTCGCAGCTTCCACGGAGCGAGCAGCGACTTGAGCGTTCGGCTGCGGATCGTGTCGGTTCCGCCGAGCGCCACGTCGTTCTCGATCCCTTCGTACATCCAACCGGCCAGCAGCATGACCGCCGTCCGCAGGTCGTTCGGAACGCTGGCCGAAGTCGCTCCGAAGCCGCACACAAACTGCACTTGGACGCTGTCCACAAAGTCGCGGCAGGCCGGCCACAGTGTTCCGTAGCTCGGCACAATCAGGCCCGGTTCGTTTTTCGTGCTGACGACGTAATCGGCCGAGTCCAGCGTGATCGTGTCGCCGTCGCTGTCGAGATACGTCACCGAGGAAACCGACGCGAGCGACCCACGCGGCAGCACGATCGGAGCGTCGCCAGACGGGAACCGGTTGAGCGTGATCTTCCAAGTCTGAGTGATCAGCGCTCGCCAGCAGATTTCCTCAACGTGCCGAGTCGCCGCGTTGAGTAGTTGCGTCAGATAGGTGTCAAAGTCGCTCGAATCAATGCGGCAATGCGCCTTCAGCTCGGTCAGCGAGACCGGCAAAGCCGCAGGAGCAGTGATCAGCGTCAGAGACATTGTTTAGCCCACGATCGAAGGCAGTTCAAAAGGTTCGTCATCCGGCGGTACGGTGAAATACTTTTTGACGGTTCCGACAAGCATCTCGTACTCACCGCCCTGAATCAGTCCTGTAAATTCGACATACCCGAGCGCGTCGGACGTGTCCGAGCGATAGCCATCGTCGGCGATCACACCCGACCCCGGAGCCGTGATCTGTCGCACCTGCACCACCACGTTTGCGACTCGCACGCCGGCCGATTCCGCCCAGCCTCGCCCCGTCGCATAGCCGGGATCACTGGCCGTCGTCGCCAACTGCGACATCGAATACGTTTGAGTTTCAGTACCATTGACGATCAAGGTCGTCGGCGTGAACGAGTAGCCCGACCGCGTAATCGTGACGCTGTAGGTGGCGTCATCGAGCGAAAAGGTTGCGACGCCACTTGCGTTGGTCGTCGCCAGGAATGAAGACGCTCCGCTCGTCAGTCGAACGGTCGCGCTTTCCAGAACGGTCGTACCATCGTTCACTGTGATCGTGACCGATCGTGCTCCAGTTCCCGATCCCGTGTCAATCTCAGAAACTGCCTCAGACATCGCTTCCAGTGAGTCTGTCACTTCACTGAAGGTTCCGCTCCCGTTGCCAGTCGCCCGCAGTTCTGTGCGTGCGGTCGTGTTACCGGTTTGCTTGCCGGCCATCAAACCGAGCCACTGAGCCAGCGACGTAATCCCGCTGAAAAGCGTCGCCGTGATCCGAGTCACAAGGTTGCCAGTGTCGGCCTTCACGGCCGCGATGTCTGCGGAGACTGATACACCGGCTGGCGTTCCGATCTTCGTGTTGATCGCGTCAACGCTGGTCTGACTGGCTCTCGCATCCAGAATCACGTCGAGCCGTCCGCCGTCGGCCCAATCGGTTTGCAGTTCGTTCGTGTCGGCGAGGATTGCGGCGATCTCTGTGTCGAGGAAGTCGTCGATCGCGTCAACGCTCGCTTGCGTCGCGAGTGCCGCCTGATAATTCACCACGTCCAACTCAAACTCCAGTAACACCGGCAGCATGTTGGTCGCCCCATAAATTACGACCTCGGCCCATTTCGCACTTGCCGCGAGCACGGCATCAGGAATTCCGACCTCGTATCCACCTGTGACCGGCCCACCGTCGGCAATGAATCCGCCGCTCGTGAACGTGCCGACCGTTGCTGTTGCGAGCGTGATCGTCGTCCAAGAATTCTGCCCTTCGCGACGATACTTCGCGGCGAGTCCGCTGCTGTTGTAGACCAGCGAACCGAGGCCCGCCCCCGTTGTTGAAGACGTGTCTTGAATGAAGATCGGCACCGTGATTGACGTGCTGCCGGCGGTTATTTTTCTGCGACTCATGCTGAGATTCCTCCGGTGAATCCACGCGGCAAAAACAGACCACCACCTGAAGCTGCTTGCGATTGCCACGCGCCGCCGTCGAGGTACGCGGGATAACCAGCGGCTTTGACATCTGCTCCGCCGCCGGCCGTATCGTTGAGCGTTAAGTCGCTCGACGACGTGAATGGATCGGCCGACAACGCGACTTCTCCGTAGACTGGCCAATCACCTTCGTTCGTGTCACTCGCGCCGAAGTTTCCGAGAAAGTTCGCGCACTGGAATTGATGCCTGACGGATGTCGTGGAGTTGTACCATTTCGATGATCCGCCGCTTCCCCAAGCAACGCAGTTCTGCATTGAGATTGGACCGTTTGCGACTCCCTGGCTGATGTAGGTGTTCGTGATATTTCTAAACGAACAGGCCCAGAGTTCCCCACTGCCTGACGTCACATAGCCATAACCAGCATCGCGAAACACGCACGCAATCAATGTCTGATTTCCACCACCGCCGTTGATGCAGCCGGCCCCTGATGTGTTGCCTGTCGCGAGCGACCGGAGCAAAACAAGGTTTGTCCCGCTGAATGCCGAAGCTGACGAACTTGAACTCGCGCACGTCGCGTCACAGTCATCGACGATCGTTGTGTTGCTGCCTGATGTCAGACCGATCGCCGACGCTGACGAGGCGTGTGTGTTTGCGAATTTGCATCGTCGCAAGACTCCGTTGTTGCCAGCCGTGACCGTTGAGCCTGTTCTCGCAGACGTGAAGCTGACTGCCTCTGCGACCATGTAATTCGGCAGCGTCAATCCCCCGGTCGTGTAAGTGACGACCGGAAAGTTCGTCGTGACGAGCGCACCGCCGCGCGTGCGGCCATTTGCATCCAAGTCGCCATCCGAAGAGTTGATGCCGCGAATGGAAATCGGAGCCGCCGCCGTCCCCGCGTTGGTGAACGTGTCGCTCGCTGTCGTTCTGCTGATCGTTCCCTGCACGTTCGCTCGCTGACCTGACGAGAGAGATGTGAGCATCGTTGCCCATGACCACGCATTCGCCAGCGACGTGCCATCAGCGGCACCCGCTCCAGAGTTCGTCACATATCGCTCGGTCCAAGCCATTCTCTTTCACCCTACCACGCGGCAACTGCCGACTTGATTTGTTCCTTACCCGCACCGCTCGACACGAGCTGATTCAGCGTTTCGTTAAAGAACGTCGCGACGGCCTGCGTGTCGGCAATCGCCGCCAACGCCTCGACGATCTCCGCCTCACTCGGCAGAGCATCCAGGCCGACAGCCTGCCATCGCGGAGCAGTAACACGACCGATGGACTTCAACTGCTCGCAGACTTCCGCCAGCTCCGGCACCGACTCTGCGATTTGCGTCAGCCCCTCTTGGCTGTCGTCAAGCGACAGGTCGATTCCCTCGGTGACGTACAGGATTGCCGCGCGTTTCATTCCGCCGGCCTCCATCGCGTCACCAATGGCTTCTGCGACTCTCGCACCATACGCACGAGCGCACGCACCGTATGTTTTCGGCGTGCTGTCGAGATGCGTGACGACCGTTTGCGAGAGTGCCGCGGTCACGTCACCAACAGAGTGACCAGCAAGTCCCATTGATTCGATCGCTGTTCTCAGTCGCATTTTCGTCCCTTTGTGAATCGAGCGAACTGCGGCCGTACCAACGGTCGATCAGTCCGTTTCAATCGTGATCGTGAGAGTCGCATCGGTTCCCGCTTCGCGAATGAACCGCAACGCTTGGATGTTCAAGTTTCCGACGATCGTGACAGAGCCATTCGCGGCGATCAGATGCCCGACGGTCACGCTCGGATCGGCGTTGTCGTATCGGTACATCACTCCGCCTGTGCGCGCGGAAATCACGGCCTTGTCTGCTGCCGCCAGCACGCCGGCCGTCCAACTGAAATCGGCGTGACTGATCGCCTTCGCCGTGGTTGAGATCGTGGCCGACTTCGCTTCGCTGAATTTGGTCGTCTGAATCGACATCAGGCACCTCCCACGATCACGAAGTCGATCGTCGAATCCGCATCGCCCGACGTGAACGAGATTCGTTTTGCCGAACTTCCCACGGCCGACAGGTTGTCTCCGAACGACTTTTGAAACGGTTGTCCGGCGTAAAGGTTTTCGTTCGTCAGTCCGAGCGAATAGCCGTTTGTCGCGTCGGCCGTCATCACCACCGCCGCCGAGTTGCCGCTCGCCGGCAGCAGCAAGATTTCTTTGATCTTCTTGCCGTTGAAGTTGAACGTCCGATTGCCGGCCCCGACCAACGCCGTCAGATCGGCGACGAACGCACCGGCCGACAGCGTGATCGTGCCGCTGGCCACCGTGTCCGCGACGACCGACGAACTCGCGTTAAGGTTCGCTTCGAGGTTCTGAATCTCGTGCGTGATAATGTTCCGCTGCGATCCGCCGGTCAGCGTCTCGCGCACGAGCAACTTCATCAGCCGATTGACTTCGACAGACATTTGAAATTCAAGACGTTGTAATGAGAGACTTCAATGAGAGACTTCCGAAGTCTCAAAGACTTCGGAAGTCTGGTCGTCCTATCGGACACGACTAAACCGTGATGCCCGCGATCGTGCCGGCCACCGTGTTGTCCGCCGGCCCGCGACGTCGGCGATACAGCAGAGCGTAGATTTCGCCGAGCACCGTCGAAGTGCCGCGAGCGCAGCTTGCTCGCAGGTAACGCTTCGAGGGGCTGACGATATCGACGAACTGAACTTCGTCGCTCGCACCCGGCACGACCGCACCGCCGCTGACGTCACTGTAGGACGAATCATCGTCCGAGTGCGTCGCCTTCAGGATGTTGTCGGCGGCCGCCGTCTCGAACGTGGTCAGAAACAGCACGCCGTCGGCGTTCTCGGACTGCATGTCCACCGTGTCGCTGGTGATCGTGGAAGTGCCGGCCGTTTGATATGCCTTGACCTTCTTGATCGCGATCAGTTCGGACAGTCTCTGATTGAACATGTGGGCTCTCCGTAGGGTGGGTCGAGCATCGCGAGACCCACCGAGTTGACCGGTCGAAATGGTGGGTCTCGATGCTCGACCCACCCTACTTGTTGACTTTGGTTTCTCGCCGTTCGTCGGCCGGACGTGCCGGCTTACTGACCGCGCTTGCGTTTGCGGGGAGCGGCCGGCTCGCTGTCTCCGGAGTTCTCATCGTTCGTCCCTTCGGCATTCGTTTCGTCCGCCGGCTCGTCATCGGTTGAGACTTCCGAAGTCTTCAAGACTTCGGAAGTCTGCTCCGTCTGCTCCGTGGAAGTCTGCTCCGTTTCGACCACCTTCGCGGCCGGCTTCGAGCCAACTCGTTTCCCGCCGCCGTGAGCTTCCAGCCACGCGGCGTTCTCTTCCGTGACTTCGATCGTCTGCCCTTTTTCGCCCTTGCAGCCGGCTTTGTGGCACGTGTGGTTGAGCGTGAATTGCACCATAAGAAAAACCTCGTGTTCGATCCTCTTCAGTTGTCACGGTCGCCGTGACGGAATTATTGAACGATGCCCAACGCTTGCAGATCGTCGATCACCGAGTTGACGAGCTGCTTCACGTCGGCCAGATCCGCGACGAGCTTGTTGATTTCGTCGGCCAGCTCTTGCACAGCCGCGATCACCGAAGCGTCGGCCGTGATCGCTCCGATCGTGTTGTCGTTCGTTCCCGCTCCGTCGGTGACGGTCAGCGTTGCGGCCGTCGGCGCTGCGTGCGTTTTGTCCGCCGTCGAGTATGTCTGAGTGTAGGCCGATCGCTGCGTGCCGTTGGCTTTGACCACCGCACCGGTTTTCAGATCGAGCACTCCGCCGCTGTGAATCTCCAGCGTGTCGCCTTCTTCCGTGTGACGGACCTTCGTGTTTTCGTGCGCCATCGCGTTCGCCTTGTTGTAGGGTGGGTCGAGTCATCCAGACCCACCAGAAACGTGATCGGAAGAGGGTGGGTCTCGCCCATGCTCGACCCACCCTACGCAACCGCTTCAGCCCGGTTAGGCTTGCAGCAAGTGCAGAACCGGAGCCGTTCCCGCGTCGAGCAGGTTGCCGTCGGCTCGCTGGAACGCGATGAACGCGACCTGATCCTTCTCCGCGTATCGCTCGTCGAGCCGCTTCAATCGCAGCACGCCGGCGCGGCGGATCAGGTATTTGCTGAGATCACCGTACAGCAGCGTTTTCGTCGCGGTCGCGACGCTCGACTGCATGAACGTGTTGTACGTCACCGGCTTCCCGTTGATCGTGTCCGGTTCGCCGGCCTTCACGTTCGGTTCCCACAAGTAACGGCCGTTGCCGTCCTTCTTCTTGCGCAGATGGTTGGTGATGTTCTTGTGGCACATATACCGAGCGTTCATCCCGTAGGCGTCGTCAAGCGCCGCTTCGAGATCGAACACCTCGTCAATGTCGATGGCCGTCGCGCTCGCGGCCGTCACGCCCAGCGTCGACGCCAACGTGATGCCACGCGGTTGCTTCACGCCGGTTCCCAGCGTGAATTTGCGCTCCATCGCTCGGCCGAGTCGCATTCCCAACCAGCCGCCTGTGCGAGCAGCCAGGTTGAAGGCGTTGTCTTCGAGCAGCTCAAACGGCATCTTCAGCATCTTGCTGCTGAACTTGAACGCGAACATGCTGATCTGCCCGAGCGTCGGATCGGTCGAGCCGTCCGTGTCCGCAGACTCGCCGACGATCTCGCCCTCGTTCGAGGTATCATCGACCGTCGGGATCGGCAGTTCCGAACCGCTCTCGGTCGTGATCACGTCGGCCACTTGCATCATGCCGGAGAACGCGAGCAGGTTTTCCTCGAACCGATTGAGGAATGACATCGGCACCGCGTAGCCGCCGGACGAACCGGTGATCGAAGACATGACGCGGGCTTCCCGTTCGTCGAGCAGACGCTGCCGAGCCATGCGGTTGATTTCCCGCTTCGCCGAGCGGGCATCCCGCTCGCGGTATTCGTTGGCGATATCCGACAGGAAGCCGTCGTTTTCGATCCGGACGTTGATTTGCCGCCGAGCCGGATTAAAGTGCATGCGCTGGCAAGCCGCTTCCTGCTCGTTGGTCAGATCGTTGCCGCCGCGGAACCACGCTTGCAACGCGAGGGCTCGATCGCGGTACGTCGGCAGGTCGTCCTCTTCGCGCTCGCTGCGAGTGTCGGCGACGCTGAAATCATCGCGGCCGATGCGTCGGTTCGTGTCGGCCGGAGTCTGTCGCAGGTTCTTCAACCGCGACTCAAACTCTTCGGACTTCTCCGCACGACTGATGCGCTCCTCGAGGGTCGTCAGCTCGGCTTCGAGCTTTTCGACTTCGGCCTTGTCTTCGGCCTTCCATTCGTAGCCGGCTTGCTCTTCGCGAGCATAGACCGCTCGAATTTGCTTGACCAACGCCACCCGCTTCTCGCGCAGTTCTTTGAGCATCGGAGTCCCTTCCGAGGTAGGGTGGGTCGAGTCATCGAGACCCACCAAACAGCCCGCGAGCCAGTTTTGAAAAGCGACTCACAGGCGAAACGTGTTGGAAATTCGTTTCACCGAATCGCAGAACTCGGCTGCAAAATCGGTCAAAGCAGTTGCCAGCTCATCCGGCCGGCGTTTCAATTCGCACCACTCATCGAACTCGGCGACGAGGTGCGTAGCACAACTAAGACACTAGACCACCTCGCGAAAGTTTCGCAAGAGGGAAAAAGTTTCCGAAAGACTTCCGAAGTCTCAAAGACTTCGGAAGTCTGTGACCGCAAGTTCCAACGCCCGCGAGCGACGCTGACGGCGTTCGCGATCACGAGTCCGCTGTGCCGCCGCCGCTTCGGTGTTCGTGATGCCGCGCTGCCAAGCGTCAAACGATTCGCGAGCACTCAGCACGTGAGCGTCATACCATGATCGCCACTGAGCCGCCGCCGGCTGTGACTCGGCGCTCGCTGCTCGCCGCTCGCCACTTGTGCCGTCCCGCGTCCCCGCCGTTGTCGATTCGTAAGCCGGAAAAACCACCGGCCCGACTTCCCACAGTTCCACCTCAGTGATTTCTCGATACCACAGATGCTGATCGCCCACGACAAGCTCGCGCCACGTCGCCGCCAACGGGATGAACATGAACGACGAGCCGCTCACGTCCCCGCGCCGCACTGACTCCAACACATGCCGAGCCGGCTCACTGTCCGGCGGTTCGACCTCATACTTCAGACCGACATTGTCGATCGACAGCAGCAGCGTGCCCGCCGTCGAGCGGCCGAGAATCAAATTCGGATCGTGATTGAAAAACGATCGGCAATCGTCCTCACGAATCGCTCGATCGAACGCACCGGGCATGATCCGCTCGTAGGTGTCCGACCAGAGTTGATACTCGGTCCCCGGATCGCCTTCGCGAAAGAAAACGGCACCGTATCCGACGATCGCCGGATGCTTCTCGCCGTCGTTCGCACGAATCAACGAACACGATCGCCGGCTCGTGCCGGGCAAAAGTCGAGTCGATGGCATGTTGTTCCCTTTGTAGGGTGGGTCGAGTCATCGAGACCCACCATTTTTGAAACGTGCTGGTGGGTCTCGATGACTCGACCCACCCTACGGGTTACACCAATTCCGCCGCACGATCCGGCAGACCGTCGAGCAGCTTCTCAAACGATTCGCGAGTCCTCGTCGCGTTCTCGCCGACGTGCTCTTGCAGTTCCGACAATACCGAGCACTCGAACCAACTCGGCAGCGTGTGCTCGACGCGAGCCTTCGCATCCATCGGCAACCGTCGGCAAAGTGCTCCGGCCGGCGTCAACGCCTGACTAATCACGTCCCCATGATCCTCGTCGAACCGCGAGAAAAACTTCTCGACCTTCGCCGCATCAACGCAGCGATCCCACACCGAGCGAACGCGCTTCACCATTCGACCGACCGCTTCGCGAACCACGGCGACGTGAGCCTCTCGCAGCGATGTCTCGCGATCGTCCTCATCGTCATCCTCACCGAGCGGCAGATCGTCCGCGACGAGCCGTTGGTTCGTAGTCCCGCCTTCAGGCAGAACCTCATCCCGCCTGAAGGCGGAACTACGAACCCGCTCGCCACCCTTCTGCCCACCTTCGGCCGACTTTGCCAAGTTGCCGATATTCAGCGGATCTTTGAATTCGCTTTCCGGAACGGTCGGATCAAGATTCTCTAAGCTGCGAACTTCTTTCCGCACCATCCACGGCAGACCGCCGAGCGCCGTGCGGTAGTACGCCGCTCGCTGTGCGAGGTTCGATCGAACCATCGCTTGCCGCACGAACTCGAACTTGACGTTTTCCGATTCGTAATCGGCCTTCGTAAGCAGCTTGTAGGAACACTCCTGTTCCCAAGCGACGAGCCACGGCTCCAACGCATCGTCGAGATATTCCTGATTCGATTGTTCGAGCGAGGCGTAGGCCGAGTTCCCTTTCGCTCCGACCTTGTGCGGCGGGAGCCCAAGATAGTTCGCAATCGTGATCAGGTCGAACTCTTTCGATTCGAGCAGTTGCGACTCGGCCGGGTTGATCGTCAGCGCGTTGGCCTTCGCTCCCTCTTCGAGGATCACCGCCTTGTGAGCGCTCTTCAATCCGGCCTTCATCTTCTGCCAAGTCGCTTGCAGCCGAGCGTACGCTTTATCGCTGAGCGCCTCCGGAGCCTCGATCGTGAACTTCGGAGTCGCCGCGTTCTCGAAGAACACGTTCCCGAATTGCTGACGAGCGATCGCACCGCCGAAACCTTCGACCGCGACTTTCAACAGCGAGTAACCGGTGAGTCCATCGAAGCCGAATCCGTGAATGTGCAGCACGTTCTCCGGCGCGAGCCTACGCAGTTCCGAAGCCGGATCGTCGAGCGTTCCGCCGAGCGACGTGACGTAATACAGCCGGCCGTTCACTCGGACGGGACAGGTGCGATCAGGCAGCAGCGGCACAATATCGATCGGCTCGCCCGCCTGGTTTCGGTAGATGTACGCGAATCCGCCGCCTTGAAGGATCGCGTGCCCGGTCAGCGTTTGCTTCAGGTGAAAGGCCGAAGTCTCTCGACAGGCTCGCAGCCGCACGAACTTCCCACCGGGAATCGTCAAATCGCGCGTCTGCTTGCCGCTCTCTTCCCACCGAAACGGATAGAACGGCAGCTTGGCCAACGCGCCCGACAGCAGCGAAACGCCACGGTACACGCCCGACAGACGCAACGCCGTTTGCCGGTTGACCCGAATCCCGCTGACCGACTTCGTTTCGCCGAACGCCTCGTCCCACGCTTCGGGATCGGACAGCGAGACGCTCGGATTCTCCCACGAGAGCCGCTGCTCGGTCACACCGCGAGCGTCAACGTCGAACGAACTACACGCCAGAGCTTCCATGCTCTTCCCTTCGTAGGGTTGGTCGAGTCATCGAGACCCACCAGATTCATTATGAAACGGTGAATTTCCCGCGCGGTCCCATCGTTGCCAGTAATGCCTCTTGCAAATCGAAATACACATCCGCGAGCAGATCTTCGTTGATCTTGATCTTCGACTGACATTGTCGCGCGACGAACACGACGGGAGCATTCGCTTCCGATGTCGCCTTTCTGATACCGACGATCGAGGCCACACCACCGAACGTAAATTGCCTTCGGCTGACTTTCATTTTCCATCTTCTCCACACACGCTGACGACCAGACTTCCGAAGTCTCTGAGACTTCGGAAGTCTTTCAATCATCGCCCAACACGCGCACGTCTCGTTTGTCATAAACGCTGCCATTCTTCTCGTGAAACAGCAGCTCGCTGTACGCCATCAACACCGACACCATTTCGTCGATCTTCGCCAGCGGGTTTGACTTGTCCGGCATCCACAGATCGCGGCTGTCGCGGACGATCGTCAGGTTTCCGGCCTGCCACGCCAGACACGGCTCGTTGCCGTGTCGAATCCAGCCCTCTTTCAAGTTCTGCTCGAACGATCTAAGCGGCTCGTTGTAAAACTTCGCAATCTGAGTGAACTCGAAGACCTCTTGCCCGTGATCGTTCGACAGGTTTTGAGCGACCACGCGAGCGAACATCGGATCGTATGCCCACGACCGAATCGAATACCGCTTCGAGAACGCCGCAATGCGCCGTTCGATGTCCGGATAGTCGATCCCGTCTCCCTCGTAACAGATCAGCGAACCGGACTTGATCCAAGCCGCGATCTGCGGAGTCATTAGCGCGTCGTCGCGGCCTTCGCAGGTGAAGGCTTGCCCGATCAAGTGAATCTCTTCACCGATCGGAAACACCGCCGCAAACGCCGCGAAGTCGTTCGACCGAGCCAGATCAAACCCGCCGAACCCGACCGCTCCACGCGGCACCGCCGTTGCGCCCGCTCCACGCAGCCACAGCTCCGGCGTGATAAACTTTGCCTTGCTGCTCACTCGGACATTCATGTGATACCGCAGCAGCGTGTTGAGCGCCTTCGGCCGTTGCCTCGCCTCGTTCGCCCGCGCTTTCAAGTATCGCGGAGCGACCGAGATTCCGAGATTTGGATTCGCTTTCGGCCAGCAAGCCTCATCAAACGGATCGTCCGCCGCGATCGTTCCGCTGCCGTCGCAGTGATCGTTGAAAAGTGCTGCCCATCCAGCACGACGCGCCAGCGAGTGGTTCCCCTTTTCTCCAGCGGCAAGACCACTCGCTCGCGCGTCGTGCTTGTGACCGCATTTCACGCAGCCCAAACATGGCCGCTCGTGATTGTCGATCGCCGCCAGGAAGCCGAAGACCGTGTCGTCAACAACCTCGTCGGTCAAAGCCGATTCGCAGACGCGAGCGAAATAGTCGTGCTCGTTGATCCACAGTTCGGAGCCGTCGTGTCCGGCCGTCGTGATAAACATGATCAGCGGCTGAAACCGAGCACCGCCGGCCGTGGTGATCTTCTCGAACAGTCCCTCGTGCCGCTTCGCCCATTCGTGCAGTTCGTCCGCGACGACGGCCGACGTGTTCAAGCCGTCGGTCGATTTGCTGTCGCTGCCGAGAATCTGAATGAAGCTGTTCGTCTTCGAGTAGTGAATCGACTTGGCCAGCGGTCGCAGCCGTTTTCGCAGCGGCTTGCTCTTCGCGATCATGTTCACCGCTTCGCGGAACACGATCTTCGCCTGCGCCTCTTTCGTGGCCACGCAGTAAATCTCCGCCGCTTCCTCCGTCGGAAGATCGAAGACCAGCAGCAGCAGCATGATTGCGGCCATGAACGTGGACTTCCCGTTTTTGCGAGCGATCTCGATCAGAGACCGCTCGAAGCGTCGGCCGCCGTCTTCTTTGCGTCGCCAGCCGAACAGACACCAGATAATGAACTTCTGCCAGTCGCTCAGCGTGAAGGGATCGCCGGCCTTCGTGTGACCGCTGGGGCTGTTCTTGCTGTGCTTGCAGCAAGATTCGATGAAGACAATCGCCACTTCGGCGTGAGCCTCGGAAAAGACATAACCACGAGCTTCGGCTTCCACGAGATCGCGGACATGCCGCAGCACAGCCAGACGAACCAATCGGCCAGCGACGATCTGACCTCCGAGAACACGCCGGCAATACGTCTCGACGTCACGAGCGATCGGAGACGAACCGAACGCCGGGATCGGGTCGGCTCGCTGTCGCGCGGGCTTCTTTCGTTTGTTCGTGGTTGTTCGTGCAATCGTCTTTTCCCTGTAGGGCGGGTCGAGCATCGAGACCCACCAGAAAAGAAAACGAAATGGTGGGTCTCGATGACTCGACCCACCCGACGAAGACTCACGCCGCTGCATCGCCGCGCGGCATCACGAATTCGCGAGCGTCGGCCAACGCCTCATCGGCCGTTGACCGATAGGGTAAATGCACAATTCGGATTCGCCGCGTCGTGCCACGCGGCAACGTGATCACCACACGCCACTCTCCCAAGAGCGTCACCTGCAAAGCGACGTTCTCCAGATGGGGCGCGATCCCCAACAGCTCCTCAAGCAACTTCGGCACGTCATCCATGACAGGCTCCAGCACGACGCGCCAGCGAGTGTTTGCGGTTCTGTCCGCAGAAACGAACACTCGCTGGCGCGTCGTGCTAGTTTCGTTTCGCTCCCACCATCCGCTCGAACTGTTTCGAGATCTGCTCGATCGGATCGTCGTCCTCTTCGCCGTTGCCGCCCTGAATTCGCATTCCAGATCGGCTGCTCGGCGTCATCCCGAATTCGCGAGCCAACCGCAGCAGATCATTCCGCGACTTGTGCATGATCGCCGTCACCGGATGCTGATAGACCGACGAGCCGATCTCTTCCCCGTCGTTGTTCGTGCGAGTCGATTCGACGAACAGCTTCTCGATGTCGCCGGCAATCCAATTCGAGCAGTTGCGAAACATTGAAAACGTGTCGCAGAACAATGCGAAGACCACGCCGTCGATCGGAGTCAAAAGGTTGTGCTTGACCAGTCGCGGAGCGAGTTCGCGCCACAACTCTTGAGCCGCCTCGTCGAGCCACTCCGGCATGATCGGCTCGCCGGCCGCGACCTCGACGCCCGCATCGCGATCCTTGCGATACGTGCCGCGCTCTTTCTTCACCGCCGCCGGCGTCTTTGCTGGTCCGCGTCTGCCCATCGTAGTTTTGGTCGAGTCATCGGGTAGCGTGCCGGAAGGAAAGACTTCCGAAGTCTCAAAGACTTCGGAAGTCTGGCAGTCCACGACACGACCTCAAGACCCACCGACTCGCTTTCGTTTGTGTGGTGGTTTTCGCGTTGCTCGACCCACCCGACCTAACAGCCGATCCTCGGTCATCGTCTTGACCGAATGGCAGCGCCAGCACAGAGCTTGATGATTGGTCGGTTTCCAAAATCCCGGATCATCCGGCCCTGTCACTGGCACGATGTGATCCGTGCATTCGGAGGGGGTTGCGCGACCGGCCTGGCGACACCGCACGCAGAGCGGGTGTCGAGCGAGGAAGGCTCGCGAATACTTTTGCCAGCGGTATCCGTATCCACGCGCGGCCGCGTGAGGAAACTCGGCGCTCGGAGCCGCACGCCCGACCCAGCCGAGGTTTCTTGTGGGCCGAGGGGCGAGGGGCGAGGGGCGAGGGGATGGGCCGGCAGACGATCCGCTCGCTGCTCGTCCCTCGTCCCTCGTCCCTCGTCCCTCACTCCGTTTCCCGACTCGCTTGGCCATGAATTCGCCGATCGTTGAAAAAGCATCGACTTCACGAAATCGACCGACGTTTCCAGCGAGGCCAGCCGCACGTGCAAATTCACAATCCCGCCGAAGATCGTCAAATGCAGCAGAGTCGCCAACGCGATCCAATCACCGACCCCAAGTTGTGTCAGCTTCCGTTCCGACATCGTGACTCCGAATCTGACGACCAGACTTCGACGACCAGACTTCGTGACGACCAGACTTCCGAAGTCTCTGAGACTTCGGAAGTCTTTCACTTTCATTCACCCACGTTGACCGTGATCTGCTCCGGTTGCTTTTCCAGCTTCAGCGGCAGCGACTTTGCGTTGAGCGTCTTCTTGTCGAGCGCCGCCTTGGCATAGCTCTGATTCCACGAATACCGGATCGACACCAGATCGCCGATCCGCACCTCGGGGACAAGTTCCCCGTTGAGCAGCTCGTCGATCGCCGGCTTCACCTTGTGTTTTTTCAGAAACTCATCGAGCACCTGATCGAGCGTCTTGTCGGCCGATCGCGGAACCAGCTTGTCCGCGATGTTCCGAAACGTGATCGAGCCGGCTTCGAGTTCCCGCGTCTTGCCCTCGATGCCGTCGAGCAGATCGTCGCGATTCTTCTCGGCGTATTGGATCACCGCCTCGGTCAGTGCCGCGCGTCGCTCGTCGAACGATCCGCCGCCGAGTTTCTTATCAACGATCAGCTTTTGATCGCGCTCGAAACAAAGCGCGTCGATCCGCGTTTCGTAGTCCAGCACGATGCGAGCCGACTCTTGATCGAGCCACTTGATCTCTGCCAACGCCCGCTCGACATCGTCGAGAGACTTCACGGCCGGTTTCGCCGGCAACAGGTTTTTGGGCTGAGTCGCGCTCACGGAATCACCGCTTCCAATTCGTTCTCGATGCGATCGGGCAGGCCGACGAACAGGTCGAGACCGCTGATCGACTCCAGTTCGTCGGCCGAGATGCGATGTCTTTGAAAGTCGTCAACGGGATGGTCCGAGTCATTGGGCAGGCACCAGCATTCGATTGCCTCAACCTTGCCATCGACCTCCCACAGAACCGCTTTCGCGCAGTGTGTTGGAACCCACACGCCGCGGCCGATCGTCTTCGCGAAAATCCATTGCGTTTTCAGATCGTCGGTTTTCATTCGCCAGATCGGAGCCGTGACCACGTAAGCGACGACACCCGACTCAGACGCTCGTCGCCGCAGGTGATCTTCGAGCCGCTTCCATTCGCCTCGATTGAGTTCCGGAGTCTGCGGCATCGTGTTCGCCAGCGTGAACGTCGCGGACTGAGCCGCTTCGCTCGACGTATGATCGGCCGACGCGGCAAGATGACCGCGATCGAACCCGCTCGCCTCGTAATCCTTCAACGTCGTGCGGAATTCGCTCGGAACACGCAAATCGGCTCGCCAGCTTTCGTCACCGCGAACCGCTTTGCCGGCGAGATGCTTTCCGTCGAGCACCTCCAGAACCCAACGCGGACACCGAGTTCGATCCGGCGATCCGATCAAATAGCCGTCGGCCGGCTTCAAAAACTGATCGTCCGGCAAACCATACTTCGACAAGACCGCCAGCCGGTCGGCCGGTAGGTTTCCGTGACACAGCGCGAACGCTGCGAACAAAAACAGCAGAGTCACGATCGAACGCAGTTTCACGATCACCACCTTTGAATCAAAGACTTTCGTGAAAGACTTCCGAAGTCTCAGAGACTTCGGAAGTCTGGTCGTCGAAGTTCTGATCTCACCAATGAAGACTGACGACATCGCTCGGCGTTCGACTCGCTCGATACGCGGCAACGTGTTGTTTTTCTTCTTCGGTCAGCGGCCGGTTGCTCGCCCTGGCCAGCAGCCGCAGCACCTTAAACGCTCCGGCCGCGAACGGGGAACGCAACACGCCGAGCACTCCGCCGAGCACTCCGCCCGCCGCGATTTCGACCCCAAACGAGGCCAGCAGTCCCAGCACGATCGTCATGTCAGCACGTCTCCGATCTTGTCTTTGATCGCCTCCCGCGCCTTGGCCGCGATGAACCCGCGAATGCCGCCCGTCGCGTGACTGACACCCAGCAGCGACAGCACGAACGCAATCACACGAGCCGGCAGACTCTTTTTTTCGACATCGTCCGGCGTCTCGGCGGCCGGCTCTTGTGCGTCGAGCTTCTCGTCGATCACGTCGCCAATTTGGGACACGATCTTGTTGACCAGCGAAGCGTCGTCCGCACGCGGTTCAGCCGGCACGCTCGCCCCTCGCCCCTCGCCCCTCGCCCCTCCGCCATCACTGATCGGATCAGGAACCGGCAGCGGCGGAGTGCTCTCGCGATCATACGGCAGCAGCCCGTCAGGCATCAGCAGGCCGCGCACGACGTTCGCGAAGTCCGCCTGATGACCACGCTCAAAAATCACATCGACCGGCAGTCCTTCGGGAATCATGCCGGCCAGAATCTTCTCGACCTTGCCGGCGATCAGTCCCTTCAGTCCGATCGGCAACTGCCGCACGAGCACGATCACCGCGACCGGATCGGCTTCGATCCGCGCCGCTTCGCAGATCGCCGCGTAGCGGTTCGGCTGAGTCCGTTCGTCGATCAACTGCAACTGCGCCTTGCCGTCGAGATGCTCGTTGATCCGCCGCTCCACAAGCCCACGCGATTTCTTCAACGCGACACTCCGAGCCATCCCGCGCACCATGCCGACATCTTGCTTCGCCGCGAGCACGATGATTGACACCGTGGACCAATCCGGCGGAGTTTCGATCGGCACCGGCGGAGCGTCTGCGGGTGGGACGACGTCCGGCTGCTGGCCTTTCGGAGCGGCCTTCCAGCGAGGATCAGCCGGAGGATCGGGCCGGCCGACAAAGATCTGTCCGACCGATTGCCCGACGTTCCCAAACCACTGCAACAGACCATCACGCGAAGCCGTCTTGTAGCCCGTGCGTGTGGCCGTCGTGCCGCGCACCCAGGCGACGGGGAACGACTGCATTCTCTTCCCGGTCGTCAGCTCGCATTCGGCGACGAGCTCCGGTTTGTCCCACGCTCCGCGTTCACGCTTCACGATCACGACATCGCCGAGCCTTCCGGCCGCCGCATCCTTCTCAAGCGTGATGCAGTCCGAGCACCGCTCGACACAAAACGCGACGAGTTGCGGTCGCTGCGATTCGTCCGCCGCTTTCGGATTGCCACCGGACTGACACGCGACCACCGCCGCGCGAGTCGCCGTCCAGGTGATCCAAAATGAATCCTTGAAGTCGGTGCCGTGGCACAAGCCGACGACTTGCCGCTTCGAGTTCACCAGCGGCCC